CATTTACAGCTGCGCATAAAAAAGCAATGAAGAAAGTTGGAAGATAGATGGCAAAGCGACCTGGTCTTTATAGAAATATCGCTCGCAAACGGGCCAGGATAAAGGCTGGCAGCGGCGAAAAGATGCGGAAGAAGGGAGACAAAGGAGCTCCCACCAACAAGGCATTTAAGGAAAGCGCCAAGACTGCGAAGAAGCGTCCGGCAAAGAAAAAGAAGAAGTAATGCCGGCGAAACGTAAAAAAGTACCGGCCAGCAAAAAATATGCTGACGGCACGACGTACAAGGATAGCAAGGGAAAAACGCACCGGCGTATTTCTCGACCTGGTACGAAACGCGGAGATAACTATTGCGCTCGGACTGTTAGTCAGAAGCGTACACCAAAAGTAAGAGTTCGCCGTAAAGCCTGGGGGTGTAGCGGCAAAAAAAGTGTGAGGCGGTAAGTGGCATATCTAAAACAAGGCCAAGAAGCATTATTAAGTATGTTCGGTAAACCGCCAGGCTCTAAGCCTGAGTATCGCGGCGCCGGACCTAATCGTAACGAATTCTCACTTATGCGATACAAGCCGGCAAAGTTAACGCCTAGGCTTGAGAAATCTTTAGCTGCTTTGCGCGATCAAAATAATCCTATGCGTCAAACCATGATTGAGAATATTTCTGCCGGTTTAGATGTTGGCGAAGATTGGTACAACACCGAGGAGCTGCTCGACTGGTTTCAAACTGGCTACGGCCCTGATGAAGGCTTGCGGCAGTATCACGAATTCCTAGATCTTGTTGGTGCTACTTCTCCTGGTTCGAAAGTGCCGCCAAATATTGGTAACGCGACCGCTGTTCGTGAGCGCATGTATAATCAGACAGTGCCTCGTAACAGCAACATGAGCAGCGGCCAAAAGTACATGAGCGATCTAGCTGACGTCGAAAATATAGCTGACGGTCGAGCTTTGGCCAAAACCAGAAAAAAAGGCTACGGGCATAAAACCGGCGGATTGCAGGAGCTGATCGTTGCGCGTCAAAATCAGGGTGCCTGGTCTGGCTTAGCTGAGCCAGGTGTTGCGCCGTCAAAAGGTAGTTTTACAGAAAACCCAAAACCTAAAGGCTTTACTGCATCTCTAAAAGGCAGCGAGAGAAACATCGCGGCGGATCTGCACTTTACCAGGTATTTTGGTATGGCATCGATGGATCCGGAGTGGCTAGCTACTGGCGGTACTGAAGTTGGCAAAGAATTCATGGAAACAATGATTGCTAAGTATCCTAAATCTAAAAAATACTTTGCTAAACATGCCAGCGGTAATCCTGGATTTAATCCTAAAAAGGCCGTGAAAGATGGGGTAATTCCTATTGAAGAAATGATGGAAAATCCGATTGTTTGGGCTCAAAAACCTAATACTGCCGAGTATGGGCATATGGAGGATTTTATGTTCGAGCTTGGCCAGGAGTTGGGTCTAACTGGTCCGCAAACGCAAGCAGCTCTCTGGATGGGCGCGTCAAAGAAAACCGGAGTAGACCCAAGCAGCTTAACCACGTTTATGGGCGCCATGCGAGATCGAGCAGCGACAACGGCTGCCAAGCGCGGCACTACTCCAGAGCAAGTGTTATTTGATATGATCATGAACAAACGCGCTATGTCTGTTCCGTTTGGAGCTGGCGGTGTTATGGGCGCGTTAGGAATGCAGCAACCTCAACCAGGCACACCTGAGAGCCCCCTCTACTACAACATGAGGGGCTTATGAGCGAAATAGAAAACAATTTAAAAGCTAAGATTGCAAACATGCAGGAGCAGAGATTTCGACGCCAGTACGACAACACGATGGGCGAAGCCGGCGAAGCTTTTGAGATGAAAATACCGCGAGAGCCAAACATGGAATTGTCCGGTCGTAACCGAGGTCGAGGCGTAGCGCCTGGCTATAAATATTCCCAGGAAGAGCTCCAGGCGGCAATGGATGCCAGCAATACCGAGAACATGATAGGCTATAATATATTTGATGAAGTCTTGCGTATGACTGGCAACCCACGACTGGCGACGCAAGCAATGAACGTTGCCGGCTTTATGCCAGGCGTAGGCACTGCAATGGGCGCGGAAGACGCCTACGACGCTGCACGAGCTATACCGGACGCCTACGCTATGAATGGCATGCCTGGTGTATTAGGCAAGGTTGGTCAAGTCGCTCTGGGCGCTGGTGATGCCGCGTTATCTTTGGCTCCATTTGCCAAGCCAGTCGTTAAGGGAGCAGCCCAGGCAGCCAGGCCGGTGTTCGAAGAGCTGGAAAAATATTTTAGACGCGAGGGCAAGATGCAATGAGTATTTCAAACTACACTGAGCTGACGGCAGAAATTGCAAATTTTCTTAACCGCGATGATTTAACAACGGCAATCCCGTCTTTCATTCGTTTAGCTGAAGCTAAGCTAAATAGAGACGCCAGGCATTGGCGCATGGAAAAACGATCGACTGCCGTTTTAGACACACAATACACAGCATTACCAACTGATTTTATTGTGCCAATCAGATTAACTCTAGCCACGTCTGCCACTAAAGTTTTAGAGCTCGCCGCAACAAACGAAATTTCCAAGCTACGCTCGGACGCCTCTAATGCTACTGGAGAGCCATCATATTACGCGTTGATTGACGGAGCGCTTGAGGCATTCCCTACCCCAGACGCTTCCTACACCCTGGAGCTTTTATATTATGGTTTGCTCGATGGTTTGAATTCTGGAAATCCTACAAATTGGGTTCTTACTTATTACCCAGACGTTTATCTTTATGGAGCACTTTTACACTCAGCTCCGTACTTAATGGACGATAGCAGGATCCAAGTTTGGGGCGCCTATTATGCTTCAGCAATAGAAAGTTTAAACCACGAAAATGAAACAGCAAAAACTGGCGGTTCTGGCCGTCGCATGAGAATAAGGAGTTACTAATGAGTAGTATAGCAGACAGAGTACTGGATTCGGGATTGACCACCCTTGACACAGAAGCAAACCGCATCGATTTGACAAGCGCAGAAAGCACAACATTTGCTGAAGCAACATCAAGCCAAACTTTGGGCAATGCTACTAGTATTAGTATTAGTGCGCCGGCAGATCGAACAGCGTCAGGCGGTGGACGTAAAGTTACATTGTCGGCTGTATCAGGCGGCAGTATTACAGCCAGTGGAACTGCAACCCATTTTGCCATTAGCGATACCACAAATAGTAGACTGTTGGTGACTGGTGCGCTGACTGCTTCACAATCTGTTACGTCTGGAAATACATTTGCATTATCTAGCTTAGACATTGGCATACCAGATCCGTCATAATAGGAGATTTAAATGGCTCTTGTTGTTGTTGATAGAGTACAAGAAACCACGGCTACTACTGGCACCGGAACTTATAACCTAGCCGGAGCTAAATCAGGGTTTGCCAGTTTTTCTGGTGTTGGTGATGGAAATACAACTTATTACGCTTGTAGCGATGGAACTGATTTTGAGGTAGGACTTGGCACATATACCGCAAGTGGAAGCACCCTGGCGCGGACTACTATATTATCAAGTTCTAATAGTAATAATGCAGTCAATTGGGGAGCTGGTGATAAGGATATTTTTGTTACGTTACCGTCTGCAAAATCAGTATTAGAGGATGCGTCAAATAACGTCACAACTGGCGGCACAGTAAACGGCAGAAATCTATCAACTGACGGTACAAAATTAGACGGTATAGAGGCTAGTGCAACGGCTGACCAAACTGATGCAGAAATAAAAACAGCATACGAAAATAACTCAGATACAAATGCTTTCACAGATGCTTTGCAAACTAAGTTAAATGGAGTTGCAGCAAGCGCGAACGCCTATGTCCACCCTAATCATAGCGGCGAAGTCACAAGCACGGCTGATGGTGCAACTGTGGTTGCTGATAATATTATTGACGAAGCCAATCTCAAAGTAAGTAACACGCCCACAGATGGCTATTTTCTCTCAGCGCAGTCTGGTAATACTGGCGGTTTGACGTGGGCAAGTCCACCATCAGGATACGCTGACAGCGATGTTGATGCACACTTGTTGACTTCTGGAATTACAACTAATGCAATTTCTGGTTTGTCTACTAATACTGCGCCTTTTGAGGTGAACACATCGGGTACGAGTGGTACAATCGCACAGTTTCATAATTCAACTGGAAAAGGCATTGATATAAGTACAGCTAGTAACGGATTCCAATGCATTATCCAAACCACGTATGGCTCTGATTTACTATTTAAATATGGTTCAGGTTACGAAAGATTTCGTTTGAGGTCGAATGGAGCTATTAGCCTTGGTGGTGGGGGCAACGAAGGTAGCTCTGGTCAAGTTCTAATGTCTAATGGCTCTAATTCTGCAGCATATTGGGGAAGTGTTTCATCTGGCTATAGCTATGGTTCATCTCCTACTTTTTATCAGGTTAATATCCAAAATGGTGGCTACATATATAGTTATGGCGACATAACCACTACTAACACTTTGTATTGCCAACAGATAAATGTAGCAGGAACTACGTATTATGGGGGTGGGTATTACTTATCATATTCTGATGACATACTAAAACAAAGAATAGCTAACATTCCAGAAGCACTTAGCAAAATTAGTCAACTTAATGGTTTTCACTACACAGATAGCGATACTGTTACAGACCTTATAAGAGGTACAAATCCAGATGGTACTATAAATCTAATAGAAAAGGAAACTGCTCAAAAAGTTGGTGTTTCTGCTCAAGAATTAGAAAAAGTTTTACCAGAGGCAGTTGGCAAAACTCTTAGTAAGCAATCAACAACAGAAACAGAATATCTTACCGTAGATTATGCAAAGATTGTTCCTCTGTTGGTCGAAGGTATTAAAGAACTGAAAACAAAAGTTGAAACTCTTGAGACAGAAAACACTGCAATCAAAGCACGACTTGATGCATTAGAGGCTTAATAAATGTTTGGTATTCATCCTATTGCCGCTGCACCGTTTTCAGATGTTGGTGTTTCAGAAATAGGTATAAGTTTAACTAACGTTGTCACACAAAATCCAAGTGTGGGAACAGCCACACTAACGCAATCACACAATCTGTCGGGCGTTTATACTCCTAATCCTGTTTCCATTGGCAACCTCACTATGTTCGAGGATGAAAATTTTGACGCGCCAAACGTTTTTACAGGCACAGTAAGAATAGACGCTCCCACGCTTACCCAAACTAATGCCTTTGCAGGAATAAATGTATCGTCACAAAGTCCAACAATTGGCAATGGATCAATTACGCAAGATCATAGTTTTTCAGCAACTAACGTCGTTACACAAAATCCAACTGTAGGAACAACCACACTTGTCATTAATCAAAACTTTACAGCGTCAGATGTTACTGCACAAAATCCAACTGTAGGAACAGCGACACTTTCTAATGAATATGTTTTTTCTGCGCCTGATGTGATTACAAATAATCCAACTGTTGGCACTACTCAAATATCACAAAATTATAGTTTTACTGGTGTTTTTAACATGAGCGGACCTGTCATTGATCAAGCAACATTTCCTTTTATAGAATTAAGCATACCGCCAAAAACTTACACAGAAATTAGCATACCGCCTGAAACTTACACTGAAATTACTATACCAAACAAAGTTTATACGAATGCTTCTTAAAATGAACGATTTGTTAACACGTAAAATTGGGCGTCTGTCCATGTTGTGTTATTAATTAAAATCAAAGGAGAATATTATCCATGACTGTAACAATCACCAAAGCTGTAATTGGCGGGTCAGAAAATTCTTGGGGGCAACTCACTAATAATTCATTAGATACCATTGTAAATCATTTAAACTCGTCAACTTTTACTCCTCTTGATGGCGCAGCTTCAAATCAAGTAGTTAACTCTAAGGCTGTCATTTATGGATCAGGTGGACAAGTAGCTGCAACAACAGTTGAATTAGGTAATTGGTCAATAAGTGAAAGCGGCGGCTCCTTAAGATTTTCATATAATGGATCAGTAAGATTTAGCATCAGCTCATCTGGTGATTTGGTGGCGTCTGGAAATGTAACAGGGTATGGAACTCCCTAATGGCTCTGCAAACGTCTGGCGCAATTTCTTTAAATGATCTTCATGCCGAGGTCGGCGGAACTACTGCGACAATAGTTTCTTTTAATGATGCTGATATAAGAGGTTTAACAGCGGCATCTGGAAAGACTATCAATAGCACATTATCGACTGAAATAGATTTCAACGATTTTTATGGTGCAAGCGCATTACCAGACACAATTGACGCAAAGATGGTTAACTTTGGAAATAGTTACATAGATACAACCAATACTTCGGCAGACTCAACAGGAGACTTTAATGTCATAGATTTTGTTGTTCCATCTGCTCTAAATGGACAAACTAAAAGAATTCACATTGGTGTTAAATGTAACGGAACCACTAGTTACTGGCATGATTTTGCAATAGCTGGCATGCAGATTTTAACTCCTGGCGGTTCACCTCCAGGTAATTTTTATAGTAGCACAGTAGACAAGGCTATGGGTATTAGGCCGTCACAATCAGAGCAAACGTGGGTTACACAATCAGTACAACAATATCCCGGTCAATCCATTACTCTAGTTTATAATACCCAACTTGGTTACTTTCAGACTTCGGGAACATTTAGCACAACAACTACCGCAGGAGATTTTGGAAATAGTTTATCTGCCGTTGCAAATATGACGTACTATAATATGAACAGTTTTAACCTTTTTTCATCGAATACTTTTACAGACGGAAGATTTAACGTCACTGGTTTTAGTTATTATGGAACGCCATCATTAAATACTGGTTATGCAGGAGGTATAACTCCTAGCACTCATAGTAATACAGGGTCTTTCGTTCAGATAGGTCATCCTCCAATTAACAATTATACTGATCCAGCCGCAACAACTCCCACAACACAATCAAGCACAGAGTCCGGACATTTCTATTTCGAGTCCTCAAACCAATCTGCTTTTAACCAAGGTTGTGTTTTAAGAAGCCCGCAACATACGTTTAGCACTGGTGAAATCATTAGAGTTGCTTATGGCATCGCGACACCAAATAGTCACAGTTTTGATGCTTCAGATGCTTTTTTCTTAGGAGTAGCGTAGTGGCATTAGTACCTTTAGATTTAAAACCTGGATTTTACCGAAATGGTACAGAACTTGAAGCCTCAAATCGATGGCGAGACGGATCCCTAGTAAGATGGATTGATGGCAGTTTAAAACCTATTGGCGGCTGGGCAGTCAGAAAAGCTAATTTTTGCAATAATATAGTCCGAGGCATGCTTACCTGGCAAACAAATACTGGCCAGGCTTACATTGCCGGAGGCAGTTACGACCAATTGATTGCGATGACGGGCGGCGGCGTTACATATGATTTGACACCCGATGACCTGGCGGCTGGACGTGAGGATGCAATTGTAAATACTGGTTACGGTTCTGGGTTTTATGGAGTTGGTTATTATGGACAACCAATAGCAGTTACAAGCAGTACCATTCCGCAAGAGGCGAGTACTTGGCAACTTGATAATTTCGGCCAGAACTTAATAGCGTTAAGTTCAACTGATGGTAGAATTTTTCAATGGGATTTGACGACAACCGTTGGCGCTGATTTGGTTACAAATGGTGTATTTGCGTCTGACGCTAACTGGACCAAAGGAACCAATTGGGCTATCTCTGGCGGTGTTGCTGAGTATGCTCAATACAAACCCGTTATTGATGCAAACAATAATTCTGTAACAAGTTATTCCTCAAATACAATTACAATTAATGGTCATAATTTTAGTAATGGTGACGAAATAAAATATGTAGTTCCAAGCGGTCAAACTGCTATAAATGGTCTTACAAGTGATACAAATTATTTCGTTGTAAATGCTACCACCAATGATTTGCAATTGTCTGCGACCTCT